ATGAGGGAGATGATTGAACAAGGATTTACGGATGAGCAGATTAAACAACTTCATCCTGAAATTGCTGAATTATTCAATAGAGGTGAGTAATGGGCAAGTATATTCCAGAGAGGGATTGGATAAGTGAAACGCCAACAGAGCAAGAGATTAGAGAAAGGCTCAAGGCGTATAACGAGAACATACACAAGTATGAAATCAAAGGTTTCAAGGCGGCAGGTATGCGTGCGAGACACAATCTACTAGACCTTTATCCTTTGTTGAAAAAAAGAAGAAAAGAAATACTGCAAGGTTATAAGAATAAAAAACCAGCAGAAATGCATCCAAGTTGGGAAGGCGTAGAAGATGGCGATCACGACTAGTGCAGGAATAAGTGCGTTGATTGGACAGGGTCCAATGAAACGCAAATTTAAACTTAAAAAAATAGGAGACACAATCATGGCAATGAGAGGTGGAAGAAAAATGTCACGTGGTGGCAAAAAGAAAAAAGAAAAAAAGATGAATAGAGGCGGAAGACGTCGCAAATAGTGTATAAATGGGCATATACGCTAAATAAACACATACTACCAAAGAGGGTAGGGGTAGAACTCAACCAATTAGAAAGAGGACATTATGGACGCGGAAAACACAGCGGTAAACGAAACTGAGAACACTGTTTCTCAACCACAAGGTGAACAACAGGAAGCAACAAGTGTTGCTAAGGATGAAAATTTACTTTCACAGGATGATGTTAATCGCATCGTTGCTGAAAGGGTAGCAAGAGAAAAACAAAAGTTTGAAAAAAAATATTCAAACGTAGATGTTGATCTCTACAACAAGTTAGTAGAAGAAAAAGAAACAGCACGCCAACAAGATCTTGAAAAGCGTGGTGAGTTTGAGAAAGTGTTGAAGGAGCAGGCGGAGAAATTCAACAGCAAAATTCAACAGTATGAAACTGAACTTACTTCTATTAAAGTTGATGGTGCTTTGCTAAATGAAGCAAGTGGTCAAAGAGCAATTAATCCACAGCAAGTGGTGCAGTTACTTAAAGGCCAACTTAAATTAAATGAAGCAGGCACAGTTGACGTAGTCGACGCAAATGGACAGGTAAGATACGATGATAACGGTAACGCTATTGCTGTATCACAACTGGTTAGAGAATTCCTTGGCGCTAACCCACACTTTGTAAGTGCAGGGCCTACTGGCAGTGGCACAAGCAATGGTGTAGGTAAGAACAACAACTTGGTAGATGACGATGTGAGCAAACTTAACATGGATAATCCTGAACATCGTGCTCGTTATAGAGACATAATGAGAGCAAAAGGAATTCGTGTTTAATTAATATGCTATAAAAGGAGACGAACATGGCAATTACTACTAACAGTGTAACTTCAAGTGTATCTTCGGAGTTATACACAAATATCGTCCAATCGGCATTGTTTACACTTTCTGAGCAAACTGTAATCCGTCCGCTTGTACGTAATTACGACATGACTGGTACCCCAGGTCTTGTATCAACTGTTCCAATTTACCCAGCAATTAGTGCAGGTGATTTGACAGAGAACACTGACATCACTACAGGTACTGCGTTTAACACAACAGAAGCAACAATCACAGCAACTGAAAAAGGTGCTTTGGTTGCACTTACTGACCTAGCAAGAGAATCTGCACAAGAAGATGTAGCGGCGGCAATTGGTAGACAGTTAGGTGATGCAATGGCGAAAAAAGTTGACACTGATTTAGCAGGTCTATTTTCAGGATTTTCAAATTCTGTAGGAACTGCAACAGAAATCACTGTTGATGACATTTTCAAAGCAGTTGCAACTCTAAGAAACAACAACGCTCCAGGACCATACTATGTGTTCCTACACCCATACCAAGCATTCCAACTTAAGAAGGCACTTGCTGGTAACGGTAATACACCAATGAACAACCACGATCTTGCAAACGAAGCACTTCGTTCAGGATTTGTTGGCCAACTTGCAGGCGCTCAAATTTTTGAGACAACTGTAATCACAGGTGATAGTTCAGGTGCATTCGTAGGTGCGGCAATGTCACAAGACGCACTTGGATACATGGTTAAACGTAACATGAGAATTGAAGAGCAAAGAGACGCTTCATTAAGATCTACAGAAATCGTAGGTACAATGGCATACGGCGTATCTGAAATCTTTGACGCTTATGGCGTTCAAATTATCGCTGACGCGGCGTTATAATAATAACGTATAAATGTATTGAATAGGGCGAAATCTCGCCCTATTCTTTTATCTACGGTAAATAACTATGTTAACAAAATATATGGTTTGGGAAGGACCCAAAGCATTTTAAGGAGGCAGTACCTCAATGTCAATAACATTAGCAACTATAAGTGACGTGCAAGAATACGAACCGGATATCTTAGATTTCGGTATTCTAGACTTTGATGCAGAAATCACAAAAGCACAACAAGATGTGTTTCGCCAATTAAGAAGAGATTGGTGGCCAACACAGCAAATTGGACTTTATGACGTAAGATACATCACAGGGCGTATTGAACCTGATGATGATATGTATACTGCAAGTCAACTTACAAGAGTAACTGTATTTCGTGCTTTAGGACATCATATATTCCCAAAACTAGCAAAATTTGAAGCGGATCCAGATATCTTTGAAAGAAAAATGGAATTCTATAGAAAAGAATACGCAGAAGAATTTGATAACATTTTAAGAGACGGTGTAGAATATGATGCAGACTCAAGCGGAACAGTAACAGATTCCGAAAAAGAAGCAACACATTTCCTACGCCTGAAAAGGTAGTAGTATATGTCAAACAGAGAAGATATAATCAACAACATCATTGATGTGCTGGGTGATATGGATTCACCACGAGCAAGATTAGTAACACGCGAACCGTTTGACACAGACAAATTAGCACTTACGCAATTTCCTGCACTACTTGTAACTACTGGCAATGAAACACGCGAAGATAATTCAATGGGTGGCAATAGACGTGGCACTATTGAGATCAACGTAAGAGGTTTTGTGCGTTCTGATGGACGCAAAGGGTTTGTTCAAAGCGTAGATCAAAAACGCAACGAATTGATTGAACGCATTGAAGAAACACTTAACAACACAAGAAATAGAGAACTTGTCGCGGCAAGGGCATCAACCACTCATGTTACAAATATTGAAGTAGTTGACAGAGCACCACCTTTAGGCGAATTTAATCTAGTAGCGGAAGTTCAATATTCATTTACTAAAGGAGCAGTATAATGGCAAGAATGCGTTATGTAAAAATGTATAAAGACGGCCAAGAAATGTTAATTGAAGAAGGTCGTGTTGAAAGAAAGGTTTCAGAGGGTTGGAAAACTGAAGAATATTTTGAAATTTTTGAACCCAAAGAAAAAAAGTCACCTCGCAAAAGTAGCAAGAATAAAATCTCTGCTGAGGCAACAGTGACTTCAAATATCGAAGCAGATCACGTGTGCGATGATAATTGCAATCACGATGAAGAATGGGACCCAACTTCGGGCGAAGAATGGGCAGACTCAATCGAATCTGTTTACGATGAAACTGCCAATAAGGAGGACTAAACTATGGCAACATATACTGGAGAAAACGGTAAAGTTGAAATCACTGCAGAAGATTCAAGTGGTTTCGTAACAGTCGCTGAAGTTCGTTCATGGACAGTGGAACATACTAAAGATGTAGTTGAAGACACTGTTATGGGGGACGCGGCACGCACATTTAAATCAGGATTACACCAATTTACGGGATCAATGGAAGTTGTTTATGACGACAGTCATGCTGACTCATCAAACGCTTTTGACCCTGCACAAGACGGTGCATTATCTGTTGAATTTTGGCCATCTACAAATGGTGCAGAAAAATTCACAGGTAGCGTAATTGTAACTTCTGTATCAAGATCAGCATCATTTGATGATCTTGTAACTGCAACAGTAAACTTCCAAGGTACTGGTGCATTGTCAATTGCATCTACATAATCATGTTGATGTTTAGCGTGAAAGGCACACGCGGAGTCGTGAGGCAACTTGAAAGAGAAAAAGATGCTCTTATGACTAAAATTGCGTCTGATGTTTTGACGGTAGCGAGAGATAAAACTCCTATCGACAAAGGGCAAGCGAGACGCGGTTGGCGCCTTGAATCTGCTTTTAGAGAAAAGCGAATAGTCAACCGCGTGCCTTATATCGAATTGCTGGAAGATGGACGCAGTAAACAGTCACCGAATGGTATTATAAGGCCTACGATTCGGGAGATTAATAGGAGAACATATTAATGAGTATTAAAAACATTCAAGAACACTTTAAAGCAAAACTTGCTGGCGGATTACAAAAGATGTCTGTGCCAGAATGGAAAATGGACATCTACTACAAAGCATCTTATCCATTTGCAGTTGAAAGCGAAATTATTCAACTACAACAAAATGGTAAGAGTGTAGAAGCATTGGTGCAGAGTTTGATTTTGAAAGCATTGGATCCAGATGGAAAACCTTTGTTTAACAAATTTGACAAAAGCACACTAATGAATGAAGCGGATCCTCAAGTATTGATTAGAGTTTGTTCAGAATTGAACAACGCTACAAGTGAATACGAAGACGTAGCAAAAAACTAAAGGAGGACGTTGAACTTCAATTAGTAATGCGAATAGCGGAAACGCTTCATATGCCAATAGTTGAAGTTATGCAACTCAGCGTCCTTGAAATGAGACTTTGGTACGAATGGTTTAAGTTGCAACAGGAGACGATGAACAGTGGCAAGACAGACAATAGAAGTAGGCGTAGTAGATAAAACTGCCATAGCACTTGGCAAAATCAACAAACGCCTTGATAGGATTGAAAAGAACGCAAAGGGTGTAAACAACTCTTTTAAAGCGATTGCTGGTATTGCAGGTAGTGTCTTTGCTGGACTAGGTTTAGCAAGGGTAGCGGGTGGCGTACTTGATGTATCGCGAAGATTTGAAGATCTTAGAGCACAGTTAAAAACTGTAACTGGTAGTGTTAAACTTGCCAATGTTGCATTTGGAGAAATCCAAAAGTTTGCGGCAACAACACCGTTCCAAGTTAGTGAAGTTGTAGACAGTTTTATCATTCTAAAAAGATTTGGTATTGATGCTACAGCAGAAAGTCTAAAAGCATTTGGAAACATTGCCGCGGCAAACAACAAAACATTCACACAGTTTTCTGAAGCAGTAGCGGATGCATTGACTGGTGAATTTGAACGTCTCAAAGAATTCGGTATCAAGGTATCAAAAGAAAATGGTAAGTTTGTAGCAAGACTTGGTGATCAACAACTAGGTGTTGCTAACAGTTCAACTGAACTTATCAACATAATCAAAGCACTGGGTGAAGAAGGTGGTAGATTTGGCACTGGTATTGAAGACAGAGCGGCAACGCTTTCAGGTGCACTATCAAATCTAAACGATGCTTCAGATGCGTTCAATGATGCAATTGGTAAAGAGGGCGGATTGAATGCGGCACTTGGAGAATTGGCAGGCACAGTTACTACTTTAATTAGAGATAATCTAGGTCTTGCTAAGTCAATTGGTGAAAGTCTTGCAAATGCAGTAAATTTTGTAAACGACCTGTTTACTGATTTTGATGGCACTATTCAAGGTTTAAGTACAACAACAAAAGTTCTAGCAAGTCTAGTTGGCGGTGCTGGTTTGGCACTTGCTTTCAAAGGATTGGTAGTGGTGCTTACTGCCACAAGAAAAGCATTTGGTAGACTTACAGTAGCAATGGCAAAAAATCCTTTTGGATTGCTTGCTGTAGCAGTGGCATCATTAATAACTTATCTAAGCATGGAAAACGGTCTAGGTAGAACACTGTTTCAAGTAAGAGCGGCGTTTAATTTCTTAGGTCAAGTTGCAAGTGATGTTGCTAAGTTTTTCCGTAATCAATTAGGCAAAGTAATAGACTTCTTAACAGGTATCTTTGACGGATTTATTGACAGTGTAATTGGCGGATTCAATGCCATTGCAGAATTTATTCCAGGACTTGAAAAAATAGAAACCACAGGTGAGAATGTTAGAAAATCACTTGTTAAATTTGGTGACGAAGCATTAGATTACGTAGCAACCAAAGCAGGAGATGTTAAGGTTGCTGTTGAAGACAGTGTTAACAGTTTTATGTCACAAAACAAAACAGCACGAATGTTGTATAATACCATTCAGGAAGCAGGGTATGAATATGACATTATGACTGGTAAACTTGTCGTTGTAGAAGACCAACTTGGCAATACAAGTAAAGCACTAGAAGAAAATGCCCAAAACGCAGAAGACGTTCAAAAGGCAATGGGTGCGGCCAGTGATGGAACCATTAAATTAACAGAAGCACAGAAAAAATTACAAGAAAAAATACTTGAAACTGTAAACGCTATTACAGGCGAAGGTTTTCTTGAAAAATATAAAGAATTATTTAAAATTAGAGAAGCAACGCTTGAAGAATTCAACGCAAAAGAAATTGAGAACGAACAAACTAAACAAGAACAACTTTATGCAATTAAACAAGCATTTAAAAATGCAGAGTTTGATCTTATTCGTGAACAACAAAAGAAAATAGATGATGTTGTTCTTAAATCAATTCGCAGACGTGCCCAAGAAGAAGGTAAAGCGTCAGGTGAAATTGTAAAAATCGGCGAGAAAAAGATTTTACAAGATATTGGCAATCAAGAAAAATTAGAAAAGCAAACGCAAGACAGAATTGAATTTGAGAAGAAATCAGAATTAGAAAAAGTTGAATTTGGTTTAGGTCAAGGTGCTAAATTCTTTCAAGGTTTAGCGGCATACAATAAAAAGTTTTTTGCGGCATACAAAGCGTTTGCTATTGCACAAGCAATTATTAACACATACCAAGGTGCAACCAAGGCATTGGCAACTTATCCACCACCGTTTAACTTTATTGCGGCGGCGGCAACTGTTGCAAGTGGTTTAGCACAGGTAGCAACTATCAGAGCACAAACAGCACAACGTGGTGGTAATTTGATTACCAATCAACCAGCGATTGTCGGGGAAGATGGAGCGGAGGTCATTGTGCCCAAGCAACCAAGCACTGTTATTCCAAGAGAAGTTGCAGATGCAGTATCAAGTTTAGGTGGACAAGGACAAGGTCCAGTGAGTGTAAACTTTAACATTAACACCGTGGATGCTTCAGGTTTTGACGAACTCTTAGTTGACAGACGTGCAACTATTGTAGGAATAATTAATCAAGCAATGAATTCACGTGGTAAACAAGGAGTAACGGTATAATGGCATACATAGGATTTTTTCCAATCACAAACGTTGGCGCACAGGCAGTAAGATTTAGACAACAAACACTAACAAAGAAAACTGAAACTGCCAGTGGTAGAATTATTCGTGCAACTACATCAACTACAAAGTGGAAAGGCACAATTAGTTTTCCGCCAATGACAAGAGCAGAATTTCAACCAATTCAAGCATTTATTAGTAGGTGTCAAGGACCCTTAAACGAGTTTGATTTGGTTATTCCCACAGTAAGCACCAGTAGCAGTGAATTTAATCATGGTGTTGGTGCATTACATATTGACGCGGGTGCAAGTGCAGATGCAGGCGCTACCAGCATTGCTGTAAACTGCGGCACGGGCCCAACAAACGTATTAAAAGCAGGCGATGTAATTCGTTTTCATAATCATTCAAAAGTGTACATGGTTACAGAAGATGTTGATTCCGATGCAACAGGTGATGCTACCATAAACTTTCAACCAGGATTAGTTACAGCAGTATCAGATGACAGTGCCGCTGATGATATTACAGCACAAGACGTGCCTTTTAGAATGATTTTAACAAACGACCTACAAGAGTTTGCTTATAGAACAGATGGTTTAGTTGAATATGAAATCGATGTTGAAGAGGTTATTTAATGGCAAGAGATATCTCGGATTTAACACAAACGTTTTTAGCAAGAGATGCGATTGTATCACATTTATTGTTAGAAATTGGAACAAGTGTTTTAATAAGCGGTAAGAACGCACAGTATCTTACTGACGCTCCTTACGATATTGATTATGAAACAGATACAGCACCTGATGCAGGAACTAACACCTACAGAGCACAGGGTGATTTTATCAGCATTGCAGAAGCACAAGAAAATTCAGAACTAAGGGTAAGTTCAATTAACCTTACACTGTCTGCACTAAATCCAGACAACATTACCATATATGCAAAGAGTGAACAGATTAACCAAACTGTTAGTGTTTACAGAGTTTTATTAGATCAAAGCACAAATCAAATTATTGGAGACAGTGCAGGTGATC